CACGATATCCGTTACCGCTCCGCAGATAACGTGCCATGCCAGCACCCGCATTACCCTGGAATCTCCTGAAGTGGTGTGCAGCAACAAGCTCATCACCGGTTCGCTCGAGGTAAAACAAGGCGGCAGCATGACCGGCAATATTAACCACAGCGGCGGAAGCCTGACCTCGAACGGCATTGTTTTACACACCCACCGTCACAGCGGTGTACAGACCGGTGGCGGTCAAACAGGAGGCCCGCAATGAGTGTTCCCCAATATCTCGGCATGTCACGTGACAGCGGTCTGGCGATTGAAGATCTCGACCATATCCGTCAGTCCGTGAGTGACATTTTGCAGACACCGGTCGGTTCCCGTGTGATGCGCCGCAACTACGGTTCGCTGCTCTCAGAGCTTATTGACCAGCCGCAAAACGATGCGCTGCGTCTGCAAATCATGGCCGTTTGTTATACCGCGCTGTTGCAGTGGGAACCCCGGATCTCGCTGAGTGCCATCACCTTCAACGCCGGTAACGACGGAAAAATGGTGGTGGATATGACCGGAAGCCGTAGTGATACGGCAACGGATTTTTCCCTGAGTATTCCTGTGAGCTGACACTATGGCGACTATCGATTTAAGCCAGTTACCTGCCCCGGACGTGGTAGAGCAACTGGACTATGAAAGCCTGTTTGAAGAACGTAAATCCACCCTGATTTCGCTCTACCCCACCGACCAGCAAGAGGCCATCAGCCGCACGTTGTCGCTAGAGTCTGAGCCGTTGGTCAAGCTCCTACAGGAGAACGCTTACCGTGAGGTGATCCTGCGTCAGCGCGTCAACGAAGCCGCCCGCGCCGTAATGGTGGCCTATGCGGCGGGGAGTGATTTGGATCAGTTGGGGGCGAATACGAATGTTGAGCGTCTGGTGCTACAACCGGCCGATCCGACAAAGGTGCCACCAACCGACGCCATCATGGAAAGCGATACAGATTTTAGAATGCGCATCCCTCAGGCTTTCGAAGGATTTAGCGTCGCCGGACCAACGGGGGCTTACGAATATCATGCCCGCAGCGCTGATGGCCGGGTTGCGGACGCATCAGCCATCAGCCCGTCACCGGCTGAAGTTACCATCACGATTCTTTCCAGGGATAACGACGGCCAGGCCTCGCCTGATCTGTTAGCCGCGGTCAGCAACGCGCTGAATGACGAAGATGTCAGACCCGTTGCAGACCGGGTCACCGTGCAGGCTGCCGATATCGTTCTTTATCAAATCCGCGCAGTTTTGTTTGTATTACCGACACCAGAAATTGAGCCAGTACGCGCCGCCTCAGAAGCGCAACTTAAGAAATACATCAATACACAAAGCCGATTAGGTCGCGATATCCGTCTTTCGGCTATCTACGCCGCCCTGCACGTAGAAGGTGTCCAGCGTGTCGAACTGGCCTTGCCTGCCGCGGATATCGTGCTGGATAAAACCCAGGCATCACTGTGCACTGCCTATACGTTATCCGTCGGAGGGTCTGATGAATGATCGTCTGTTGCCCACGGGCTCTTCAACACTGGAGGTGGCAGCGGCGCAAGCTCTGGCGCAAATAGGAGGGATTCAGGTACCGCTTCGCCAGCTCTGGAACCCGGACACTTGCCCGCTGTCGTTGCTGCCCTATCTCGCCTGGGCATTTTCAGTCGACCGCTGGGATGAGAATTGGACAGAACCCGCCAAGCGTTCAGCCGTGCGATCCGCACTGTTTGTTCACAAACACAAAGGCACCATTGGCGCTTTGCGCCGGGTGGTTGAGCCAATGGGATACCTAATTCGTGTCACCGAGTGGTGGCAGACGAGTGATTCCCCGGGCACTTTCCGTCTTGATGTCGGCGTTTTGGAAACGGGTATTACTGAAGAGATGTATCAGGAGCTTGAGCGATTGATCTCAGATGCCAAGCCCTGTAGCCGCCACCTGATTGGGCTTTCAATCAATCTGGATGTCACCGGCGACGCATACATAGCAGCCGCCACCTATGACGGCGAAGAGTTAACTGTTTACCCCTATTTCCCAGAGACCATCATCGCGTCCGGTTCGGCGTTCACCGGTTCATCTATTCATTTAATCGACAACCTGAGAGTAAATTATGACAGCTAAATACTATGCCCTGCTGACCAATCTGGGCGCAGCAAAACTGGCCAATGCCACCGCGCTCGGCACGCAATTGAGTCTGACACAAATGGCGGTCGGTGACGGCGGTGGTGTACTACCAACCCCGGACCCGGCTCAAACCAAACTGATCGGTGAAAAACGCCGCGCCTCACTGAATTCCCTCAGCGTGGACCCGGCAAATACCAATCAAATTATTGCTGAACAAATTATTCCCGAAGATCAGGGCGGTTTCTGGATCCGCGAAATTGGCCTGTTCGACCAGGACAATACACTGATCGCCATCGCCAACTGCCCGGAAACCTATAAACCGCAGCTGCAGGAAGGCAGCGGCCGGACGCAAACCGTACGTATGATCATCGTAGTTAACAGCACAGAAGCCGTTACCCTGAAAATTGACCCTTCGGTGGTGCTGGCGACGCGTAAATATGTCGATGATAAAGTTATTGAAGTGAAAGCTTATGCTGATGATTTGATGGCAAAGCATGTCGCGGCGGCGAATCCGCACAATCAATATTTGCAGATTGCCAATGCCCTTAAAGAAATTAAAGATACGAATTTAGTAGCTAAAGTTTTAGAAAACTTAAGCCTCGGCGAAGCAGCTAAGCGAAATATCGGTACAGGCGTTGGCCAGGTTCCCGATATGTCATATTTCACCAGCGGTCGAAACTGGTTCAAACTACCTGGCGGCTGTATTATTCAAACAGGACTTTCACTCGCTGGTGCACTAAATGCACCTAAAACGGTAAACCTGCCAATCCCCTTTACTAGTACTGATTTTACTGTTGTTGCTAGCTATGACAATGCACGTACAAATAGTTCGCAGGTCTGGTCATTTGCCGCATTGCCCGTTACCACATCCACTTTTTCACTAATGGTTAATGCCCCATCAGGTGACCAATATAGTTACTGGATTGCGATAGGTAAATAAAATGAAATATATATATTCAGCATCTCAAAACGCCTTTTTCCCATACTCCTTAGAAGCAGAGTATCGCAGCTGCGGGCAGTGGCCAGTGGATGGAATTGAAGTTTCTGATACAACGTTTAGTGAATTCACCTCTGAAGCACCTGCCCAAAAAACTCGGGCAGCTGGAACAGATGGCCTTCCATATTGGCAGCCCCTACCGCCGCCGAGTTCGGCAGAATTAATTTCTTATGCAGAAATGGATAAAAAAATACGGATAGGGAATGCTTCCGCAGAAATTTCCTATCTTCAGGACGCGATCGATCTCGAAATGACGACTGACGAAGAGGAACGGAGCTACAAAGCTTGGAAACTCTACCGGGTACTTCTCAGCCGAGTAGACACCTCTACCGCACCAGAAATTTCATGGCCGACATATCCCGAATAACACCAAGCCCCTTCCGGCCTGAGGGCTCACCATAAATAAAGACAGGCCTAGAAGGTTGTGATCTACTTAGTATTCCACCAAAAAGTAAGGTCTCCCCTCTATGCCTGCTTCTCAAGTTTGCCACAGATTCTTTAGTCAGTCCCTCCGTTCGATACATCAGTATCGCAAAAACGTTCTGCTAGATATGACCGTTGCATTGACTCGCGGCGCTTCTCTTTCCCTCACCAGTATCGGCAGATTTCTGCCCGGAACAGCACGAGTTAAACACAAGATCAAGCGTGTCGACAGGCATCTCAACAACGATTTGATGTTTAAGGATATTCCTGCCATTTATCAGCAACTGGTTTCCCGCCTGACTCACAGTCTTCCGTTTTGTGTCATTGCAGTTGACGGGAGTGGTTATCCGTCAGCGGAACTCAGTGTGCTGCGGGCAAGCCTGCTGTGATGGCAGAGCGATCCCGCTGATGAGTAAAGTTATATCCTCCCGCTTTCAGAACAACTCCACCGTTCAGAACGACTTTCTTGATCAGATGGCTGCCGCTATCGGCAAAGATAAATAGGTCATCATCGTGACAGATGGCGGATTTCGCAGCAGTGAGTTCCATCATATTCGTTCTCTGGGCTGGCATTTTGTCGGACGCGTAAGGGGAAGCCTGTATTTTCAGATAGCCGGTGGCGAAGAGCGGCAGATGGCACGGGATATTGCTTCAACAACGAAGCCAACCTATCTGGGCTTTGGCCGGCTGGCACGTAACACTCGCCGGGATTGTCTGGGGCATTTTTATACAGTGCATAAGCGAGCGACGGGCAGAAAAGCGGATTTCGGTACTGTGCCTGGTTGCAACGCTCTACAGTATCGTTATGTGGATGACAGGTTATTACCTTGAAAAGAGAGGGATAAATTGTTGGTTTCAGGCGAACAGCATTAAATCGAGAAGGGTGTTGTCGTATCTGACACTGAGTAAAAACGTTATACGACAATCACCGGGAATACTGGCGGGGATGAACCCCGACAGTGTTTATGAAGAAATGGCGAGGGCTTACCGAGACATCATCATGATCTACTGATGATATTTCTGGGGATCCCTCAGGCCTATAGGGGCTTTTTAATTTATATCGCCCAATTATTTGATCTTATTCTCCTCTGTTGTGCCACTCCCCCCACGCCTGTCATCGAATGCGCTTTCTTCCGTGAACCGGCATCCTTGCTTCACCCCCCACAAAAGAGAGAGTCAACCCGATGGCTGATTATCACCACGGCGTGCGCGTTGTTGAAATCAATGACGGCACCCGCGTTATTTCTACAGTTTCCACTGCCATTATCGGCATGGTGTGTACCGCGAAAGACGCGGACGCAACCCTGTTTCCCCTCAACACCCCGGTTCTGATCACCGACGTTCTGGCCGCCAGCGGCAAAGCGGGTAAAACCGGTACTTTAGGCCCGGCGCTGCTGGCAATTGCCG